ATAATGTATATCTATAAATTTATACATACCGAAAGCGGAAGAGCGTATATAGGGCAAACTATACAAAATCCAAATCGGCGTCGGCTTGAACATATTGCCGATAGTAGGAATACTCCAAGAACATATCACTTTCACAATGCTTTAAAAAAATACGGATCAGAATCATTTATATTTGAAGTTATTGCAGAAGCGAAATCTTTGGAAGAATTAAACTTGTTAGAGGAAAAATATGTGAATCAATACGATTCTATTAACAATGGGTTTAATATTCGACAAGCAGGTGGCAACAAGCTACATTCTGAAGAGAGTAAACAACGGATGAGTGATGCTCAAAAAGCTGCTCATTTACAGAGAAGATTAGAAGGAAGAGATAGCGGATGGAAAAGGAAAGATGGCGGGCCTATGAAAGGAAAAATCTGTTCCGAAGAAAATAAACAAAAAAAACGAGAAGCACATTTAAAAGCACAGCACTATACTGGAAAAACTTGGAAAGTTATAGATGGTAAAAGAGTGTGGTTAACTAAGGAGGCTGTGGCTAACGCTACTGTATAATCATCGACTATTTTTATGACGGACAAATAAGAAGATATGTCACGCAATTTATGCGTGTGTTCATAGGATTTAAATGGGAAGCGGGCAACGGCGATCAACAGACTGTTCCTGTAATGTACGGGGACATGAGTCGTCAAGTTGCTAGCATTATTAAAGAAAATAGCGAAAACAAATTACCGACAGTCCCCCGAGTTGCTTGTTATATTAGCAGTTTAGAAATGGACACTACTAGACTAAGCGATCCAACATTTGTAAGTAAAGTGCATATTAGAGAACGTAGATACACTGATGCCAGCGGCACTAGAGATTATCAAAATACTCAAGGTGGCAATTATACTGTAGAACGATTAATGCCAACTCCTTTTAAATTGAGTATGAAGGCAGACCTCTGGACTAGTAATACTGATCAAAAATTGCAATTGCTTGAGCAAATCTTAGTATTGTTTAATCCCAGTTTAGAATTGCAGACTACTGACAACTATATTGATTGGACCAGTCTAAGTACAATGTTCTTGACCACTACTAATTTTACAAGCAGAACTATTCCTGCTGGTGCTGAAAGCGAAATTGATATTTTAACATTAGAATTTGAAATGCCAATATGGATTAGTCCTCCTGCTAAAGTTAAAAAGCTAGGCGTGGTACAAAGTGTTATCGCTAACGTATTTTCAGAAAATGGCGATGTTGTAAATCTCGATAATTTAGTTTATAATCGAGGGTCGGGCTCGTTCAGTACAACAACTAATCGATACCGAGTATTGTTGTTTAAATCAAATACAGGCAATCTTACTGACAACCAATTTGATCTTACATTGGTCAATCCGACACAAGCTGTACAGGTATTAGGATTAGATGAAAAAGAATTTTCAAATGGAGCGGCGGTAGAGTGGGTTCGCATCTTAGAAGTACAAGGCGGTTATGTTCCAGGAAGCAATGTATGGTTTAAAAATTCGGGTTCTGAGATACAAGGAACCTTTGTAATCAATCCATTAGATGCTACAATACTAACTGTGACACTAGATGCTGATACCTATCCTGCTAATACAGACATTCCGGGATCATCAGAAGTTCGAGGAACAATCGATGCAATAGTAGATCCATACAAATATAATCCGTTAGAAGTATACGGTAGTCTAAGTAGCATACCTGTCGGTCTTCGATTCTTAATGTTAGACGATATTAATACCAGTGCCAATAGAGGTGACTTTAATAGATTGCTCGAAGGTAACGATAGTTCTCGCGATCCATATGATGGTCCGGACGGATGGAAAGACTCGGCAGGAGCTGATCCTATTGTCTTTGCTAATTCTATCATAGAATGGGATGGCACAACTTGGTCCTCAATTTGGGAACCTAGTGCAGAGACTGCAAACACGGTAGTACAAAATATCCGTACAGGTATCAAATATCGTTGGGATGGCACACAATGGCTCAAAGCGTTTGAAGGTGAATATGCGCCAGGAGATTGGAACTTCAAACTAATCTAAGATAAGTACTGGCATGCAATCACGTGCCGGCTTATTATTTCTAGCAAAAACTACTGGAAGAATACTGCTCATCTTAGAAAATGACAAGTGGACTGTACCTACCTTTGCTAGATCAGGGCCGTTATTAGACGATGCAAAATTGTTGTTAGATACGTACTCACAAGGTAAAATATTACCTATAGAATTATATCTTAGTGAGGACCGAGGATTTGAATACGGTACATATGTATGTGTTGTTGATCAAGAATTTTTAACTACAGCGGCACCTACTATGTGTTGGGCGGAACTAGAGTTACTTCCCAAACAATTACATGTCGGATTACGAACTACCTTACACAATCAAATTATAAGAACAAAAATAGAAACCATTATGGAGTTAGAAAATAATGTCAATGACAATATTAAAATCTGATAGATTTCAAAAAGAATACAAAGAGTTTCAAGAAAAGATTAATAAAATAAATGACACTAAAGCAAAAGCCGAGGTGAGGTTGTTATTAAATCAATTAGTTGCTAAAGTCAATGCAATCGATGCAGGACATGCAGAAATGTTTGGAGGCTCTAAGCTACCATCAAACTTGTCTGATAATCGAACTGGGTTAACAAGCATTCGCAAGCAGATAGTTTCTAAACTAGCAGAATGTAAAAATGCCGGCTTTGTGTCTTAATAGATTTAATTAAATAGCACCCGTATCTAGCCAAGGAAGAGACTCAGCAAATTCCCACAAATTATTAAAAATTTGTGTTTTTTCTTTTAATTTCTTGTTGGCATACGTGTCAAGTTTATCTATAGTATCAAGGCCGTGACCAGTTTTAATAAGAATAGGCAATGCTCTAATCTTGTCAGCAACTTTTAAATCACTTATTTTGTCACCAACATAGGCGCCGCCTTTGAATTTAAGACGTAGTTCTTTTTCTGCTCGCTTAAACATTCCATTATTCGGCTTGGCATAAATGTCTTGTTTTAAATTAGTAGTGCTGTAATAGATACCATCAATACTCGGGCATCCAGCTTTTCCCAACAGATCCAACATGTATTGATGAACTTGATCAACATCATCAGAGGTCAGTTCTCCTCTGCCAATGCCACCTTGATTGGTTAGTATCACAATGTTGTATCCTTTGCGGCGCATCATTGCTACTGCTTCAAGACTGCCTGTAATGGGAACAAATTGCGACGGATGAGTCACTGGCACGCCGATGTCTTGATTTATGGTACCGTCGCGATCTAAACCTATAGTGATTGAATTTTTAGTCATAATAAAAGAGTCCTACTAGTATATAGTATAGTTTCTTTTAAAACTTAAAATTACTGATCCTAACCTTCTACTTCTACAATAACCGTATTAGGAGAGTACTCTGCGGCGGCGGCTTCCGCATCAGCACGAGTGTCATACTCAACAGGACCAACCCATGTGGTTCCTTCTTTTTGATACGTCTTCCATTCCATTACTTTTGGATCAGCAGATGTAGGGCGTTTAATAATGAATTTTTTCATATGTTAATCTCCGTGTAAACATAGTAGTTGCTTATTTATCAACAGTAGTGAAGAAGAAAACCTGGGTAAGTCTGCCAGTTTCTTTACTGTTGCCAAAGCCTGCAATTAGGCTTCGATGAAACATTTTACCGTTGTACAACACAAGTCTGTTGTACACATTGCCAACTGTTGTAATCAACTCCCACTGTGTTTCGTCTCTGGCATCTATTTCAGTGTTAGGGCCTGTATACACTTGTGTACTCTTGTGTCTAAAAATGCCGGTTCCGGCATCAACTGGAGCATTAGGTGTTAGATACAGTATTCCAGCCCAGTTGGTTTGATCGCAGTGTAGCCATGTTTTTTCATCTTCCAAACACAGCTGAAATTGCAAGCTGTCTTGTTCCCAAGAAGTGACGCACTGGTTTAGTACCGTTTCAATTTTTTGTTGTACATATTGTTCGTAATCTTTGTCAGCACGGTCACTACGATAGCCCGGATACATTCCTGTTTTATCAATATCTATGTTCAGCACAGACGCCCTAACAACATCAGGATTATCTAAAAAATCATCAATAATTATTGTGTTAATTTTCATATGAAGAACATTTGTACCAATCTATACAAGTCGTTTTCAAACATGCCAGGTTTGATGTAGGCTGTATGTAAAATATTCTGTTCGTACAGCACGAATCGATTAAATTTCATTTCAGCAAGGAATATCTGTTCCCATGGGCCGACACTGTCTGTAACATACTGCTCTTGTATACCTTCCGTTACAGCTGGGCCGCGCTGACTGCCGTTGTAAGTGTAAAAACTTGTACCTCCTGCGCACTCCCTGTCAGTGTTTAGGTACACAGTTGCTGCAAATCTAAAATCTTCACGGTTATCAACATGTGGTACTACTGCGGGAAGGTTGCTGCTTTGAATAACATTGACACAAAATGTTGCTGACTTAAAGATTTCATCCAAGTTGCTGTTTGGCGAGCTGCGACGTTCTTCAGGTAAAAACACGCTGCGTATCAATTCATCAAATACTACAGAAAAATGTTCTAAATTATAAAACGCATCTATGCGTCCGCCTGGAACTCCGCCTAATATTCTTGGATTGTGCGTAGGAGGAATAGCCAATGCTAGCTCTCTTACCAAATGAGGGTTTTTGTAAAAGTCGTCAATTATTACAATTTTAGAACTGTTAGGGCCAAACATAAACGTGGTAGCAGAAAGATTGTTGTTTATTTCAAACACTGCTGATTCGTCGATAATGTGTTTGTTCATAACACGGTTATTCCGCAATCTTAAAATCAAAATTGATTATACAACGACTTTTATAATTAACTGGCGAATTACCTGCATGAAACTGTAGGCCATCAAAATATACACCCTCCCCTTTTCTAGGAGTACTAGTGAATATGGTTTGCAGATCTGGCTCATTCTTAGTCAACATGGTAGGATGCGTTGTATTTTCGTATTTTTTATTAAAAATCACTGTATCGCCATCGCTGTCATCCACATAGTATACAAAAGTTTTAAATGGGTCAGTTGACATTAGATCAACGTGCGGTGGATTAAAGTGATCCGATGTATGTCCAGGATTTTGCGGACTGAGTCTAAGGCGCAATCGTATCAGTTCTGTAATTGTGATGTTCAATTTAAATTCTAAAAAACGTAGTATGGGTTTGAAATACTGGTAATATTCTGATTTGACAGTGCCATCTTCATAGCACACGTGAACAAACGCAAACGCATCAGTCACCCGAGAATCTTCAAATGGATTCAAAGAATCGGCATATATTCCTTCTGAATATTCGGCAATCTTTGGACGCCAATACCACGGCATGTTTTTTAAATTGGATATGATTTCATTTTGATACGTGACTGGCACGAAATCTTTAACATACTGTACTATATCTGAAATATCCTGACTGCTCATACGGTTTCCTTTTATCCTGTAAATTCTATCCAACCTGTAAGCAGATATTTGTCACCACTCAGCGGAGGATTACCTCTATGCGTATGCGTGAATCCTGCAGGCCATATTACCAAACGACCCTCTACTGCGTTGACCCGTTGATGTTGGTACAAAAATTCAGTCTCACCGCCCTGCTCTACTGTGTTCACGTACAAACTCCACGCTAAAAATCTATGCGATACTATTGCGCTGGGTGTTTCGTAATGCCATGTGTGATAACCACCACCTGGAATTGTTTTTTGCAATCGCATACTACTTATTCCGTGCGTGTCTGCATCTGCTAAAATACTATATTTGTCAACGTATTCAGCATAGCATTTCCAAAATTGAGTAAGAAATTGCTGTACTACTGTGTTTTTACTGTTGAACATGATAGCAGGCTGTAACAGAAATGCTGTTTCATCATATTTGGCATGGGCGTTACCTTCGTTCAGTTCTTGTCTAGTGTATACTAGATTGTGCGATCTCAACATTTCAAAATAATCAATCAATCCGTGGCAATCAGCAGATGATACTGCGTTATTAAATATGCTTATAAAATTATCGTTCATTGTGTATTTGACGTTTGAGGATTTCTAAATACTCCACATGTGGGATAGCTGTTTTTGATTTGTTCATCTCTGTATTGGCATGCGCAGACATTAGATTAGTTGCCTGCTCTACGGTGAGCGATGTCTTTTTACTCAGTGCCACACCCATCTGTATAAGCCAACAGATCCAGTTGGTTCCTGAAAATACAAATCCTTGACTGCCGACTGATAGTTTTTCTTTATCTGCAGCCATGTCGTATTCAAACTGTTGCTGACGACTGGACTTTACTCGTGTATCTTTAACCCATTGCCAAAATTTACTATCTTTATCAACTTTGGAATAGTGCATTCCCACAAAGTCGATACAATCTTCAAAGTAACCAATCATTGTCTGATTGTAAACTTCTACATCTTGTTCTGTATAGTAGTCAATGCCCAACCTAAATACTAACTGCTCCAGTCCTGTGATGATCAACGCAACCCCAGTGCTTTCTAAAGGTTCAATGAAACCTGCGCTGAGACCAATAGATACAACATTACTATGCCACATGTTTTTGTTGTAGAATGGAGTCCAATCGATCACTTTTACTTGATCCTTGCTGATTCTGTTGTCCCAGTAGTTGACAAAGAATTCTTTGGCCTGTTCAACATCAGTGATGGTTCTGTTGAATACTAGTCCCGATCCTATGCGACTTTGTACAGGGATATTCCATACCCAGCCATGTTCTACTGCTGACGATTTGACATATGGTAGCATTTCTTTGTCTTTTGCCATGTAGGGCACATGTGCTGCCACTGCGGTATCACAAAACAATCGGCCTTCCACAGTTACTCTATCAGGACGGTCATGTAGCAGATGTTTAAACCCAGTACAGTCGACGTACAAATCAGCAGAAATTTTCTGCGTGTCTTTCAGTGTTAGTTCTTGTATTCTGCCATCTTTCCTTACAACAGCAATTACTTCAGATTTGATAAGAGTAACATTCCGCGTTGTCAATATTTTTTCTTGTATCAACTTGACCAGTTTGCTACAATCTATATGGTAAGCGTAGTTGCCATGGCGTAGCACTTCCACATCGACCTTGTTGTGATTGACCGATACATCGTACATTGACAATCCGTGCGTTTTAAAATCTAAATCTTGCCTAGCGGACCACACGTCCAGACTGGATACATCCAAGTTGTGATGCATTGGAAAAGAAAATGGATGCCAAACATCACTGCTGTTTTCTCCCCATTCAGGAAATAATATACCCGATTTGAAAGTTGCGTCAATTTCAAAAAACCAATCTGCTGGCGAAAATCCGCACTGTTCCATGATCTGACCAAATCCTAGTAGTGTGCCTTCGCCCACGCCCACGGGACTGCCAACTTCTTTGTCAACGACCAAAATATTATAGTCCGGCTTTTGATTGGATAGATATGCTGCTGCCAACCATGCGCTGGTACCCCCGCCTACTATGGCTATGGTGTTGACATTGTATGTATTCTTCATTTAAAATCCTTGTTTAGTGTTGGGCCACGTAATATTATCAAACAAACAGTGTGTTCTATCTTGTAAAAATTTTTCAAAATACAAACAGTCCATGAATTTTGAGTCTGTTCTTAAAACATCAATCTTGTCAACCACGTCCTGCTGTGCCTGGGGTATAGTGCCAAGCTTCAACGAAGGCCGCAGCAGCTGATTCAACCATTGTTGGTGTTGTCTCGGACTTGGGTGACCTTCTTTCCAGGGCTGTTTATCATGACTTGCTTGAAACCACAGATACAGTTCATCATGTTTTGTACTATGAGGCATGATTGGATCTAGCCATTTGTCAGCACGATCTTTCCATATTGATTTATCATATTTTTTAAACTCAGGATATCTGCTCCACAGTACAAATTCTTCCTGCTGTTCTGTTGCAGTTAAAGAAACACGTTCGTAATTCCATAAGTCTTTATCTAAATCAGTTCCTAGACGCCTGATATCACCAATAGATGTCATTCTCCAAGTACAACCTACCCAATCCAATAGCCCTTGTGTTAGCAATATATGATTCAATGTGTGCATTGTCCACGATTTCTCAGAAAAGAATTTTCTGTACCAATCTTCACTGTGAAACTTAATGTTCTTTGGACTGTATGCATTGCCATTGGTCTGCCATCCTGCTGCGCTGGCTATGGCCATATCATTATGCCAATCATATCGCAAGGTAGTTGACCACTGAACAACAACAGTATCATGTTCAGTAAACGTATGATTGGCGTGGGCTTCCGCTATTCGTTCAGATATTGCTCTGTTTCCAATACCTGGGAATCCCCAATTTTCATAATAGTCGTATTCAACGCTGAGCAAGTCAGCCCAAGTAGGCCACATGAAATATGTATAACTACAGCCAAACACAAATAGCCTACGGTTCATAGAAATGTATGCGAATTTAAATTTGTACCAAAATTAACTTCTTTGGTCCAAAAGGTATTGAAACTGAGTGTGCGGCGAGTTTTGTGAAGTGTATTCAACTGTGGAACACCATGTGTAATATTGCTGTAGAAAAGTACCAAATGATGTTGTAAATTGTTTTCCGTAGCTAAGTTTTCGCCTGCTAGAGTTTTTAGTGTGGTGTAATAATCAAGATCCAACAGACTGTAAGGAGGTATTGAAAAATCTATGTTGTTTTTAAATGTTAGCTCGCAATTTTCAGGATGATTGTCTAAAAATATAACACCGCTGACCACCGAAAATGGATGGCTATGCCACGGATGGTGTTCGCCGTGCTTCATAGAGTTGACCCAGCTTGACGTCATTTTTAGATCAAACTTAAAATCCATGGGACACACATTTGACACAAATGTTTTACACTCACTCAGCAGGTCTTGTTCAATTTCTGCTGGAGTGTTGTTAAAAAAATCTTTGTTTTTGGTAATGTTATAATTGCCTTCTTTCGACATGGGTTGAGCCTTGATAGCTTGCTCAATAGTATTCCAGTCCCATTTTGAGTGCAGGTCTTTTATCAGTACTAGCGATGGTTGAAATAGAGGTAGAATGTTATCCATGGAAATATTTATAAATAAAAATTTAAGGGGGAGGGTATCGTGAACATATATACATTATGACCAAAACAATAGTACCGTTGTTCAGTGTTCCGATTCTTTATCAATTAGATTCCGGTCGTAGATTGACCTCGGCAGAGCTGGAAATTATAGAATTAGCAGCTAGGGAATCAGTACCCAATAATTTTAGCAAAAATCGCAACATATTAAATTTACCAGGATTGGAAAAACTGCGTGCGTTTTGTCAAAATGCCATAAATGAGTATGCTGTTGAAATATGCAAAGTTACTGATGAATTCTATATTACAAATTCATGGGCTACAAAAAATTTAAATTCTGTAGAACATTTCAAGCATGCTCACCCCAACAGCATCTTTAGCGGAGTGTTTTACTTTCAAGCAGAAGAAAATGCTGCTCCTATGACAGTACACTGCAAGTCTCCTATATTTAAAAACTTTGCTTTGGAATATCACTATGCTGAATATTCAATGCTCAACAGCAACAACTGGAGTTTTCCTGTACAAACAGGCAGCTTAATTGTATTTCCAAGTTGGCTTGAACATGGATCACCTGAAAACAAATCAACTGCTCCAAGACAACTAATAGGATTTAATTCGTTTGTACGAGGACAGTTTGGCGATTTTAATTATTGTAGTGATTTAGAGCTGGCGTAGTTGGTATCAATACATCCGCGTACCCAGTTGCCGCCAGCCAGCCACTTCATTTGTTTTTCAAAATCGTCATGCAACTTGGAATAATATTTACAATGATTAAACAGCACTGTGTTTGCTTGTAGTGCCCATGGTTCGTCAGTAATTTTACTTAATTTAGGAGACAGCACTTCAGTCAACCACGCATAGTGCGCAAGTGGTATAGGATGTTCATCCACTTGATTGGTGCCATCCGTATCAATCAGTGTCTTTCTTGGAAATTCGTACTGTGTGAAAAAAGAATCCATGGGTGGTAGAAAATTTTCATGTTGAAACAGTGGTATATAATTTTTAAATGTGGTGGGCCATCTGTTTAAATCTGTGGTTATATCATGTAGACTGGTCATGTACCATGTACAAGGCAAGGACTCCAACAAGGTTATGGCCAACTTGATAAAATTTAAAGTGTGCATAACATAACTTTGTTCCTCCCATAGTGAACTGATCCACGATTTTTCAAAATCAGGAGCTGCCAACATGTTGCCGCCCTGTGCCCATCCTTCTGGCAATCCTGGTCGAGGCTTGTGCATGTCAAATCTATGAAGATCTGACCACTGTACAATGATAGTGTCTTGGGCTGTGATTTTGTTATTCACTATACATTCGGTTAGTCTTTCCAAGATTGCTCTGTTTCCGATGCCGCCATTACCCCAGTTCTCAAATTCATCATATTCTCTACCCAGCATGTCTGCCCAAGTTGGCCAATAATATCTAGTAAAACTACACCCAAAAGTGAAAAGTCGACTTGCCATTATAGAAATCCTTTTTTATATCCTTCATGCAGATTGATTATTTTTCCTGTTTGAAAATATTGCATGATTTGAGTGGCCAATAACTCGTGATTTTCTTTCCCAAAATAATTAAACCTTGGATCTATATTATTGTTGCAATACCAAGTGTTCCTGGACTCTGCAGATATAAATTCACCATTGCATATATCCATCAGTGTGCCAGTTATTCCAGGTATTTTGTCAAACCCTGGCAATATCAAGATTTTGCACTCGTTAAACACTTGTACTAATAACTGCAATGCCGCTGTAAACAACGTATACCGAAGATCGTCGATATCTGTGCGTTGAAGATAAGTTACATACATCTGCAATGCGGTACATTGGTCTTTAGTTAAAAAACTATCAATATCGCTAACGTAAAAGTTTGCTAGTTCAGGATGGTCTTTAAAAAACCATTGCCTAGCGCTACTAGTTAATTGTATAATAATATGATCGCCTGGCTTAAACTGTAGCCGGTATGTTAACACTTGATCGATTATGTACTCGTTACTAACTCCCCATTGAGCGTAATTATGCTGTCCGACTAAATCTAAGTTGGTAGTTAATAGCTCGTGCCAAAGATGATATTCTTGATTATCTAGATATGGATACGTTACTGAAAAGCTATCGCCAAATACCCACAACGCCATTAATTTTCAACCTTGATCAGTGTGGCATATTCTGGCAAATATAGATATTCAATGTTGCTATTTGCCAGGGTCCGTAATGCATCGTCTAGTGTTTCAACAAGCGGCTCACCACCTAGATTAAAACTAGTATTGAACAACATAGGAATACCGGATATGTTATAAAAGTCATTAATCAAACTGTAGTACAACGGATTCTGTTCCTCGGTTACTGTTTGAATTCGACATGTGCCGTCAATATGAATTACGCTAGGTATTCTTTCTTCGATTCCCGGCTGACAATTTACAGCATACATCATTGTAGGGCTTTCTTTCATACCTCTAAGATCAAACCATTCGTGTGCGTGTTCTGCCATAATACTGCCAGCAAATGGGCGAAAGTATTCTCGATGTTTAACACTGTTGACATAGTCCTTGCCATCTAACACACTAGGATCAAATAAGATACTGCGATTGCCTAATGCCCTAGGACCGCTTTCGCTACATCCTTGGAACATTGCTACAATATTTCTATCGCGTAGCAAGTTAACTACATCGGCATTAGTAGATTCGTATACTCCAGTTGCGTTGTATTTTGCGGTGACTGCCAAAATATCTTCTTTAGAATATGTATAACTAGGGCCAAGATACAAGTTATCTACATATGGACGAATTTTAGAATCATTTGTAGTTTGATGATACATTAACAGTGCAGCACCTATACACGTACCGGCATCATTACTGATTGGTTCAACATAGAGATTAATACCTAACTTGTTTAATTCTGTAAGATAAAAATAATTAGCAACACAGTTTAAACCGTACCCACCACTCAGTACTACATTGTTGTTACCGCTAATTTCAACAGCTTTAATAATAAGAGACAAAACTTCTTCTTGACTTTGCGTTTGTATAGCATAGGCAAGATCTCGTCTGCTATCTAACAATGTAACATCGTGTTGATCTTCGTAAACGGCGGCAGGTGTAGCAAGTTCCTTATATCGATACTCGTTAATCTTAGCGCCATTTGGATATGTAGGAATAACTAAATTCCTATCCGCCGAACGCCACATTTCTCCACCAGCATCAGTATAAATTGGAGGAATATTTTTATTCTCTTTGCCGTATGGAAATAATCCCATAGTTTTGCCAGCTTCAATTGGTTGCCAGCCGCAGTACTGTGTTACTGCTTCATATGCTTTGGTAATTCCAGCTGTGTCGTCTAGTACTAGTTCAAATACTCCTCGATCTTCGTTATCGTTTCTAGGAACATCCAGCTTGATGCCCCGCCACGGTCCGCGGCCGCCCTGGTGTTTATATAGGGTATTAAATTTAGACGGATATGAACATTCAAAAATAGATTCTAGTTCCCATGTCATTTCAGTTTGACCGTCAATGCTCATTGGAATAAAGGTGCCTGCGCCGTCAACAACAACAGCAGTTGCAGTATCGAATCCTGATCGATAGAATGCACAAGCAGCGTGTAACTTATGGTGAACTTTACTTAAATCTATCACTTGTGGATGATTCTGACTATCTGCCTGACGGTCTATTAATCCTAACTTTCTGGCTAAGCCAGTGTACACATCTTCTCCACTAAAATCAACACGGCCTGCATCTGATAAAGGTTGAGTATGCGCAATAACTAGATAATCTAATTTATCAGTATACTCTAAAATTTTAATCATAGTAGCAAACGGGCCACCGTCATATTTTTGACGACTTAGCCGTTCTTCTTCCAACGCAAATATAATTTCACCGTCTTTTAATAAACAAACTCCGCCGTTGTGGCCGCGGGTTATTGCTGCAATCCATTGACTCATTGTTTATCCCCGTCAGTGTACGATACTGATAGTGGTTTTAACGATCCGCTACTTGTTGAAAACGCAGGAACTTGTTGTGTACTCGGTGTTGGGCAATAACCAACGTCTTGCTGTTGTGGCGGAGCAAATTTGCCTTTAAACTTAGTTGATTTACCTAGGCGTTTTTTAATAGACGCTAATACTTGGTGTACTTGCTCCCTGGATAATTCCATAGCCTCGTCATTTGCACGGTCTAATTCATCTTCCATAGAAATTCTAATAGGACTATAAACTCTATTATCTTTTCCAGCATCGATTATATCAAACTCAGGGCATTCAGGATAAGAAATGTTAACTGGAAATGTTGAGCCAGTTACGATAGTTGCTGTTTTATTAAATGCGCGGGCCAAATGCTGTCCTAAACTATCACAGCCAACAAAGTGATCAGCAATATCAATAATACCAGCCCATACTCGCAAGTCATTTATTTGTAACATTGCCACAGGACTCTTGCCAGTTTCTTTTTCTTCCAATGCGATTGGAAACTCACTCATTAAGATAACTCCATACTCTTTTTTGAGGTCATTGATTATTTCAACAGTGTCTTTAAGATTGAAACTTCGAGAGCTAGGATCTACTACAAACTCTCCTAAGTTTTGAACACTACGTCCAAAAGGTTGAATTACTATAACTTTATCAAAGCCTGTTTTAAATTTAACTTCTTGCACAATATTGTAAGACTGCACTACTTCCATTTTATTCAAAATAATTCTTGGAGCTGGTAAATTACGTACTCCTTGATTGTTAATAATAATATCAAATGCCTGTGCTAGACTACATTTTTGATTATAATATTCCCAAACACGATAGGGTTCAGGAGTAATTAAATCTCTATGCTTTAAGTGTTGCTCAAATAATCCCTTGTGCCAAACATCATAAACTTTGCCGTGCAGCGTTGGATGCCCTTTATAAAAGTCAGTTCCGCCTTCACACACAATTATAAAATCATCAGTTGTTTCTGCTAGTTTTTCAAATGCTGGAATTGAACTAACTACTCTTCCTGCTCCGCCGTTGATAACATATGCTTTAGATCTTGTCAATTTAATCTCCTATTATACTGTATATTATTACGTAACTAAATTATGCAGTATTTATAGTGAGTTAACCTGAGTCAAAAAAAAGTAATCATTTAATGATTACTTTTTAAGTTATTAGTATTATGCAGGGTCGGGTCTTTTTAGTCCGCCATCTTCAATCAACACTGTGTCTGGAGTAAGAGGAAACATGTAATATGCAATACTTGGCGGAACTCCGGCAGCTTCTAACACTCCCGGCAAGTCTCGAAGCCGTTGACGGTATTCTTTCCATACGTCTTTAACATACTGCGGCATGTCTTCTGCAATTTGTGAATCGCTATTATTTAACATTTTTGTTCGATGGTCTCTAATATCTTCCCATGTCATCGGAGTATCTTTATCTAATAATTTTTGTATTGCAGTCCACACTTGTAACGTAGGCAGCCCATCTATAACTTTAACACTGTATCGATTATACACATCTTCCGGAAATAATGGTAAGGCGTATTTAAATTGCGGATATCCTTCAATAATTGGACTATGCGGGTGCGGAATAATTTCTGTACCTCGTGTTTCTTGTACCAACGGGACAATTGGTGCTCGTAATTGACAAATTAATGGATATTCAGTACAGTCAATTTCAAACAAAGTAGCGTCTAGTGGTATTGGTCGTCCGTCCATTAAATCTTCAGCAGTTAGTGGTCCATGAGTTTCTATTCCATCTTCTCCAATTTGGAGATATATTTTGTCTGGACCATCGTAGGTACAAGTGCGTGTTTTACCTTCACTTTGTGAGTGATCCACTAAAAAATTGTTTGGAATTGGTAATTGATATGAGATTGAAATTATTGCCATTTTATTTTTCCTTGATATATTAAAAATATGTAATCTTAACTAAGCCGGGTCCGCCCATACCACCTTGGCCGCACCATGCTCCTGCATGGCCGCCGCAGAAAGTAGTCATAGCACCGTGGCCGCCTGTGCCGTATGGAACCGTCCAACATCCGCAACGCATAGCACAACAAGTTAACTGTGTAGTAACTTCGCCGCCTATAAATGGGGCACCTGTAGAAGTGGTACCGTTGCACCAACATCTGCATATTCCCATACCATTATTATCGAACGTGCCCGGATGATTACCCATAGTAAAGTCTGATCCGTTTGATGTAGGTCCAACACAGCAACTAAATTCTGAGTTACATGCAGTGGACCAGGAGGTGTTTGCACAGCCGCCTGTTCCACCGATGGCGCAGAAATTACTCAAATTAAATCCGGTAACGTAACTAGTACATCCGGTGCATCCGTCACATTCAAGTCTGCAACAATTTCCGTTGCCTGCTGCACATACTTGATATGTATTTCCAGGAACAGTAACAACCGACTTAGCAGCATAATAGCCGCCGCCTGCACCCTTATAATGATGACATCTATTGCATTGACAAGCACCATTGCCGCCGCCACCGCTGCCCCATGCTTCAATATATAATCTAGTTACTCTAGGCGGAACGACCCAGCTGCACGCTGATCCAGTTGAACATGCACAGGGTGCTCCGTAAAACCATTGTATGTTCCACTCCCCTAGAGCTGTATTATCTATAGCCGATTGCTGGATGGCGCCATCGAGAACGTTGTCAACTGTTAGTTTTTTATAACTTGCATAACTTGCCATCTCTAATCCTATTAAAAATATGTAATCTTGACTAAGCCGGGGCCACCCACGCCCCCCTGCCCACAACAGCCAGTGCCACAATATGTTGACATCGCGCCCTGGCCGCCATGTCCGTATGGTACTGTCCAACATCCGCAACGCATCCAACAACGTCCCTGTATCTGTCTACCCGAAGTCCCAATTAACGGAGCACTAGTTGTATTGGCGTTTGTTCTATAACAGTGACACTGTCCAACATCATAACGAAACCAAGTGTATCCAAAAGTTCCCGCGTGAAGGCCGAACCCTAAATTGCCACCGTTTGCCCCTGCTTCTAAACAGCAGTCAAACGCTGAATTACATGTAGTAGTCCAGTCGCCTGTAGCACATCCGCCAGTTCCTCCAATTGCACAAAAGTTACTAGTACCAAATCCGTTTACATAACTAGTACATCCTATGCATCCCTGACATTCCAATCTACAACAATTTCCATTCCCAGCAGCACACACTGTATATTCACATCCCGAATTAGTGGCAAATGTAACATTATTATAATAGCCGCCGCCTGCTCCTTTGTAATGTTGACATCTGTTACACGAGCATGCTCCGTGTCCCCCGCCGCCGGCTCCCCATGCTTCAATTTGTAAAGTTTTTACAAACTGCGGTACTGTCCATAAACAGCAACTTCCACTAGATAATGCACAGGGTTGGCCAAAAAACCACTGTACTCCGTATTGTTTACGAGTTCCAACTGCTAATGCACTATCCTGTATTGTTTGAGGTAAGATACTGTCTGCAGCAACTACTTTTTTATAGCTTGAATAACTTGCCATCTGTGTCTTCCGTTAATTAAAAGTTACTTTGACAACGCCGCTGCCGCCCGTGCCGCCTTGCCCACAACAAGTGCCACAATAATTTGTCATTGCACTTTGCCCGCCTGTGGCATAAGGCACAGTCCAGCAACCGCAACGCATCCAGCAACCGTATACTGATCCTTGAACGTTTCCGCCGCCGCTGAGAAATGGTGCTCCAGTAGCGCAGAACTGTTTATGAAAACAATGGCATAGCCAATTGCCGGACCATGCACCGCTGTGGTTACCCATACCAAAATCTCCGCCATTGTTAGTCGGTGCTAAACAACATGGATAGCAAGAATATAATGCGTTAGGCCAATTGGTATCAGCAATGCCTTGCTGGCCGCCGATTGCACAGAAGTTGCTTAGATTGAATCCGTTTACATAACTAGTACAGCCTTGACATCCATTGCATTCAAAACTACAGCAAGGATACACTCCCCCTGCACAAATAGTATATTGACAACCGGGAGTCGAAGAAACAGTTTTTGTATTATAATAACCGCCTTGTGCTCCTTTATATCGATGACACCTATTACAACTACACGCTCCGTTACCATTTCCGCCTGCACCCCACGCTTCAATAGTGATACTATTGACCCCTGTTGGAACTGTCCACAAACAGCAACATCCGGCAGTTAGCGCACTTGATGTTCCGCGAACCCAAAATACGCCATATGTTTTCCCTGCAGACGCTTCAAATTTTTGGTCAGTAAGTTGGCTTTGTGTTGTAAAATTTTCCGAGCTAACTTTTTTGTAACTTGAATATGATGCCATAATAAATACCTCAATTAGATTGAGAAGATCCTCCACCCAAATGTATCGCCCGAGAATATCAACTCAAATGCTGCTGACTCAGTACTAACTACTAAGTTCTCAGCGTCACCTTGTAATAATTTACCATTTCTTGCCACTGTAAATGCATTAGTATCAAATGTTTTTGCAACGTCTAAAAATCTAATACTATCGCCAACACTTGGCGATGCCGGTAATGTTGCGGTAATCACTCCTCCGCTAGTGTTAACAAAATATCCGCCAAATATTTCTGCTGAAAAACTACTAGATAATGTAGTGTACGTAAATGTCTTTGGGGTTTGCCACGCTAATGTTCCCGCAGTATCAGTAGATGCTAATACCTGTGTTGATGCTGTCGGTGCAGCAACAGGCAATGTTATAGTATAATTTGTTCCAATAGTTGTCGGCGCGTGAAATGCAACCCAATTACTGCTGTCAGCATCTGCAAATCTTAAATCGTTTTGATTATTAAGTTGAACATTATTAGTTATTACCAAAGAGGCATTGCCTAACGGACTTAATGTAATATCTTGGTCAGCGGCAGCTGTGACCACAGCGGTAGGTGCAACTTGAAGCGCACTTATGTTTGGTTCTCCCGCGATACCGCCTGATAATTTTCTTGCCATGGTCGTTTTCCTCTTATACTGTACTTGTTTCGATACCGTAGACTACAGCATTTACGCTAATAGCACTGGATCTGATTACTAACAATTTGCCTGCATCAATAACAATACCTGTTCTTTCTAACACACCTTTTGATGACAGTACAGTATCAAATTCTAAGTATTCGGCATTGCCTGGGACGCTCGTGTCGCATACTGCTAGTCGAACAGATGCTAATGATGCTCCTCGATTACACACGCTCACAGTTACTACTGCAAATGTATCTACAGGGCAAGTATACAGAGTAGTATCTGTTGCTGCTGCTAAATCTGCCGTTCCTAATATTCCTGTTGCCATAATTTATTTCTCCAATGTATTTAGTTTAAAAAGAAGTTGAATGCTAAGGGGTATCCTGTCACTCCGCCTCTAAATTCAAAGTTTGCATCCATTTTGATTGGGATGCCTGTTACTGTTGTGATCACATTACTACTGATAAAAATTGATCCAGCTGTTACTGAGTTAACGTTTAAACTTGCACCACCGCCACCAATTTGACTTGCAATAAATGCTTTAATTGCTCGTTGTGTTGGAACAATATTATCGCTATCAGCAGTAAAGAATGGATCTGTTGAAAATTCTGTAATAGTAGCCGAGCCGCCACCTAGTGTAACGTTGCCTAGGTTAAGTTCTTGTAGACCACTAATATTAAACGCATCAGCATTCAATGTAGCAATACCAGTGCTCTGCTCAATAGCAAACAAATCGCCAACTCTAAAGTTACCGTCTTGGTCTGTTGACGTAAAGAATACTCGTCCACCGTTATTGTCAACTGTTTCGTTTGCAGGAAGTGGATCTTGTGTTGGGGACCCAGGGTAGTTAGTTTCTGAGAAACTTCCGGTACCAATATCTAAGAAATCATGCCCTGTTAATCGAACTTGACTATATCTCAATCTTAACGATGCAGTATCTAAATGCTCAGGAGAATCACTAATTGATATTTGTGGGCTTATTTGTAAGAACCCTGTGTATGATCCGTCAAGTTCTCCTCGGAAAGTGATTACGTTAACTAATTTAAATGTTGTATCAGGCAAGTTGCCAAATACTACGTTAGCACCCGGAACTGGTCTAGATTCTAATCTACGAACAGCAACAAATGAACCTGTTTGAAAGATATCAGCATAACCGTTGCCTCTAAGGATTTCTGCAGAAGCAGTTTCGTACTGAGATCCACGATTAATAAATGACGGATTAGCTAACACTCCGTCTCCAATTCTCACAGTCAACGGTGCAGAAAATACATTGTTTGGATCAACAAACGTAAGAGTCGGGGCACTAGCATAGCTCGAACCAGGCTCTAAAATTCTTACAGAGAATATCTTACCGTTGGCCACTGATGCTCTTATTCGAGCAGTTGCACCTAAAGTAATTGCATTAGAAGTAGTAGCAGTGGTGCTAGCAGTGATAAATTTACCAGTGCTATTTGGGTTTCCAAACGCTGCGTATGTTGCATCTGCAGAACTAATAGTTCTCGATGTCCATACAACGCCATCTGGTGAACTAGATGCTGTTGTTGTTGCTCCTACTGCTAAGAACATACCTTGGCCATATGCTATTGAAGAATATGCTGAACTAGTTATAGTGCTAGCTGTCCATGTAGCGCCATCTAAACTATAGGCTGCTGCTGTTCCTGAGGTGCTTGACACTGCTACAAAACGGTTGTTACCAAACGCAACACTGCTCCATGCGGTGCTTGAAGGTAATGTTCGAGTTACCCATGTAACTCCGGAGTCAGTACTACTAGCTGCCTGTACGCCGCCACTAGCCACTGCTACAAATTTACCGGCACCGTAGGCAATGCTAGTCCATGTTGTAGACGCCGGCAATGCCCCACCTGCAGTCCATGTAACGCCACTATCTGTTGAATATGCAGTGGTTGTTGCTCCTGTTGCAA